TGTTCGGCTTTCATTCTCCAAACAACATCAACCCACTCTTCGTCTATAGGTTTACCATTCCGATGTTCTTCCTGTGTCACTAAGGTATCCGCAAACTCACGCATCGACATGGTTGCAGCCGCTTCAATGATTTTTGGATCATAGCGAACCTCTTCCGGTTGTCGGCTGAGTCTGTCAGCATTTTCCATAAGCATTGAAAGAAATATCTCTTTATCGAGTTTTTGAAATCGGTCTGCAATTCCAAGGACGCGATACCAATTACTGCGTCCGATCCCGACCGCTATCCGGTATTCATGCTGATGCTTAAAACCGAGAGTCTCCCAACCATTGTTACGTTCGATAAAGGCTCCCTCCCAGCCGATCACCATCGACATTTTTGTGACACTCGTCCACGCCCTCCGGATAGAGCGATCACTCGCAACAATCTTTTCTTTCAATTCTGCGTCCGGAATCTGGACAGAATTTTCCATTACCTCAGACATATTGCTCTCCTTTTGTCCTCTCCCGGAAGACGCTACTGCGTAAGCCTGTATTCATACGCTGTCGATTCTTGGCGACGGCGTTTCTCGACGATATGGCCACCATATTTCGCCTTACGAAGATCTCTCAGACGAGCACTCGATGATGAATCACTAATGAGCACCCCTGTTCGCCTTTTGACTTCAGCGCAAAGCTCCCATGGCATGTACCAATTTCCATCTGACATAATCGTAAGCACCAATGCATTGAGAGTTCCAATAGTTGGTGTTTTTTCAAATTCCAATGTTGGTTGTTCCATGGTTCCCCTCCCTAATCCTCGTCATACAATGGCCGTTGCTCATCCCGTTTGCGTGTCCGTTTAGCTGTCGTTACAGTTGTTGTTGGTCGATCATTTGAATATGAAGGCACAATCGAAATCGATTCGCCCTCAGATATAAACTCAATCGTCAACGCCGCATGCGCTGCTACAGCTTTTGATCCAAAATAAACTTGCTTTACCTTCTCATCGTCCTGTTTTGGCGAAATACTGACTTTCCACTCCCACCACGAATCAATCGCAGATGCGCCACGTGGCTTCTTACTTCCTTCAGTAGAATCTTTCTTGTCGTGATGAACGATTGCGAGATCCACACCTGTCGCATCTTTAATAGAATCGAACCGTTTCATCACTTGAGTCATTGCCGTGTTGCTGTTCTCGTCCGAGCCGTGTAAAACGTTTAACACGTCGAAGATACAAAGTTCAATCTCTTCCTGCTTGATCCACTTAATCACTTCTTCGAGATCGGAATCGCTCTGGATCGAAAAAGAATTTTTTTGCTCATACGTGTTAAACCGTATCCACTTATCAAGCAAATCCCATGTCAAACCTCTGGCGGTTACAAATTGACCAACGCGGCGCTTGGTCATAGCAGGACCATCTTCTCTACTCACGACTGCGGTACGAACCTGTCGAGATAATATTGGCTGTCCCAACCATGACTGTTGCGACGCCAGTGCGACAGCAAGGTCCACCGCAAGAAGACTTTTACCCGCCTTTGGCGCTGCAACAATCAAACCCTTACCGCCCTTATGGATAATTCCCGGCACCAACCACTCCACGTCTGGCTGACCACGCATAATTTCCGATGGGGGGACAAAGAATGGTCTAATTTCTTTAACAACCTGTACCTCTGGCGTCCAGTGTGATGTAGATTTAATGATTGTCATTAAGTCAGAGACAGAATGGTCAGCAATATAGTCTGAAACGTCACCATGCTCTTCCAGTCCCGGCAATTCAACAACTTTCACGCTGTGAGCATATCGAGCAACCGACTTCGCTACTTCTTTCGCGTGGATACGTCCCGGCTCATCGTTATCTGGGAAAATAACAGTAATTCTCCCGGCAAAATATGGCGCATATTCGTCCTTCCATTTTCCTGGACCCGCTCCATCAAAATTGCAGGTTGCCGACACCACTGGCATCGGCTTTCCGTTTGCCAATGATGCCCACGGCAGTGCTTTTAGCGCGTCTGCATCTTTCTCTCCCTCGGCTACCATCGCCACTTGGCATGTAATTAGCTCTGGAAGATGGTAAAGCGGCTTCGTGATGCCTGTCAGACGATAATCCCATCCACCCTTCGCATTTGGTTTTCTTTGTAGGAAGTTCTTTGGTTCATAGCGCAGCTTTTGAAATACAAGTTTTCCGGTTGCATCTTGGTAATCGTAGGTTGCCACCAGCGTTCCAAGATTACGCTCACCACGCTTGTTTGGCTCCAGCCCACAAATCTTGGTAATCGTTGCCCACCATGAATCAAGATCCCCTCCCGGAAACATCATGCGTTCAAAATCTAGAATCCCCCCAGATCCACATCCTGCATGACACATCCATACAGCTTCTGAAAGTTTAATGGCCATGCTGGCAGTACGGTCTGCGTGAAATGGACAGCGCACACTGATGGAATCACGAGCCGGTATCTTCTCATCAGGCAACCGATATTCGAAATACTTGCGGGCTTGCTCAAATGTGAAGATCACAGATCATCCTCCACCACTTGTGCGGCAAGCCAATCAGCCGGGTTGCGTGGATCGCCAGCCCGGTACTTACGGACCTTTGGTCTTATCGGTTGACCATCGTCACCTTTTGGAAGATAAAGCCCTTGCCAATTTCCAAACGTCGCGGCGTCCAGAATCTGGACGAGGTCGTATCCCTCTTCATACCACTTTTCCAGTTTGTTTAACGCAATCATTCTTGATCTCCCTATGACTGGAGATTTTTTCTTCTTGCGATTAGCTAGCCATCCATTCCAAGCCTCTAGAGGAACCCATTCAGGAACTTCGTCTATTTCTTCCTTTTTAAAATCATTCTTGTTATTGTCGCTATTGGCGACAAGGGGTAGTGGCTGTGAGCGACAACCCTTGTCGCTGTCCGCGACAACCGTAACGCTGTCAGCGGTACCCTTGTCGCTATTAGCGACAGGTATAGGCAAGAGATTATATACACTGGATTGGTTGTTCCCTTCATCAATTCTGCGGTCAACCCGAACTAAACCAGCAGCCTCTAAATCCTTTATTCCTCGAATGATAGTGTCTTTCGACGTTCCAACCTGTTCTGATAGTTTCTTCAGGCTTGGAAAACATGAATGGGTTTCGTTGTTCAAAAAGAAGACGATCCCCATATAGGCAAGGTTGGCCTTCCATCCAAGATTCATTCTCAGAACGGCTTTTCCAAACCAAGCCCAGTCCCCACCGCGAAGATCACGAACCGAATCGCTCATGCATCCTCCAGTTCGGGATCATCACTCTCATCCTCTTCTGGGATAAATGTACCGGTGAAAAATTGAGCAACTGTGTCAATTTGGCTCCGTGTCATACCCTCTGCCTTCCGATGACATTTCCGACACATCAGAAGGACGTTCTCTTCTATATACTCGCCGCCATTTTTGCCAGATACTAGACGATGCATATCAAAGTGCTTGCCGTACTCGTACTCAGGAAGCTCGCAAATATAACAACACGCCTTCTGTCTCTTTTTCAGCTTCCAGTACAAATCGGTCTTTGGATTTCCATGTCTCACTTTCCCCTCCCTTTCTGGCTAATCCATTCATGGCATTCACGACACAACACAGTAAGGTCGTCAAGATGACGCCATTCATCCCCTCGGTGTTTATATGTACGGTGATGAACCTCTAGTGGTCCGGCAAAAGGTTCACAACATAAAGCACACCATGGGCGTCTTGTTTTAACATGATCAGAAACCGCTATCCAGTACGGTGTTTGAAGAAATTCCGAGTACGGCATCGAGCTAAGTTGATCGGCGTCGAGTATACCCAACCAAAAGAGCATTGGAAGTGCGTCCCACGCATCCTGTAGAGTCACTTTTGGATATTTCGTGATGGTATTACGCAGACGATTTAACGCCGCTTCGTCGTCCTCAAATGATTTTCCAACCGCACGCATTGCCTCATCGATACGTTCCTGAGTAGTCATTCAAACCCCGCATCGAATACAAAGGCACAATTCTCCCGTCGTCACGGACCCATAAAATTACGTGGAGAAAGTTGCCAGCGAATCACCAGCCGCCTTAAAGTTTCGCGGGGCCGTTTGAGAACGACCCCGGAACTTTACGCTGGCGGTGGCAGGGTGATCAAGCCCTGCAAAGAATCATAATGATTATTTCGATGCTGTCAAGATGTTTATACTCTGCGCTTTATGACTTCACAGCGGGTCGGTAACCGGAATGAAACCGACCCGCCGAGATTCTGGCCCGCTTCTCAACCTTGGAGGGGAAAGGGAGCGGGCCACGCGCAGCAGGGGCGCTAGCCTTGATTAGACTTCAGATCTAAGCCAGCGTCAAGACTTCCTTTTTCTGCTGGCTCCCTTTGCTGGCGGCGACATTGGCGGCAGTTCTGTGGCCGCTACAGCGCTCTGTGCTGACAGCATGGCCTCATACTCTTCCTGAGAGCCTTGCCAGTCTACAGGGGGCTCTGGGTGCTCTACGTGAGCCGTTGCTGCTAGGATCTCCTTCTCCTCAGCATCAGCGTCAAGGTCCGCTTCTGTCGGCTCGCCGGGCGGAACAACCACAACCTTCTCTTCGACCGGCTGAGCTTTGTCCGCAGTGTCAAAAAATTCACTGATGGCTGCTGCGGACTTCTCCACAGACTTTTCCACCTGTTGTGGAAATTCCAGCAGTTGAGGACCGCCATTGCCTTCGAGGGGTAAATCTAATTGCCTCTCCGCGACCGTCTGAGCGCGTACCTTAACCAACTCGCCAGTGTCTTTGCGAAAATACGAAATTTCTCCGACTGACGGCTGATCCCATCCCAAGGAACACTCGATTTGGCGAATCTCGAAACCAGTGTTAAGGGTTCTCGAAAGAGAACCAATTTTGAGTTCCAACGCTGACTTGCGCTCTTTGATTTGCGCCTTCATCGCGGACTCTTCTTCGTCAAGAGACTGCTTCTCTTGGTAGATGCCGCCGATTTGTTTACCCATATCGGCCAGTTCTCTATCAGAAAATTCGTACCTCAACGCAACCGTTTCCATCATGATTCTTGCTGGCATCTTCTCTCTCCCGGACAACTAAATTAGAGAGGGACGATTAAAGCGTCCCTCTCCCCACGCCAAACCTCGCCTAGCCCGACCGCGCCGAACCACGCCATACCTCACCGTGCCATACAACACTTGCGTCCAGATTCTGGATTGTTTAAAAAAGGGGAGCATGTTTTCACGCTCCCCTTTGTACCTCAGAAGGGAATGTCGTCGTCGCTAATACCGGGATCAGATGAATCCTCTTCCGGAGGTCCTTCTTGATTTACATTCTCTTCCTTGACGGGCGCTGATCGCTGTTTGGTTGAGACATTGCTTTGAGGTTTGTTCTTGAGGGCCTTCCCAAACAACGTATCGAGTTGCCGAATCTCTTTCGTAGTCAGAGCTTCCGTCTGCACGCCTTTTAGGCCGGTGGAAATATCCCACTTTTCTCTTAACTGGCCGTCTTGGCCGGTTTCATGCTTACACCATAGATCAACTTGCTGACCAACCAAATTGACAGACTGTGCATGTGCTGGGTCGATTTGTCCAAAACTGGACCCCGTAAAGCCGATGGCTTCCAGTTTCGGTATGACAAAATCAATCGTCTTGTCTGTGATCGTAAGGTAGATAGTTCTCGCGTTTTGAAACTTATGCGGATCATAGCTACCATCCTCGTTTGGAATACCGAGAATCTTGACTCCCAACACAACTTGGTAGTTGCCGGTCTTCGCTTTGGAGAGTGCCTGATTCTTGATCTCTCCGATATGCACGCCTTCTTGGTACTGAGGTCCACTCATTGCTGCACAGCCTTTCTGCTCTCTTTGAGGGCGGTTGCAAAGCTATTCCATCCATCCTTGGCTGTTTCACCCAACTCGATCTCTTCCGGCAACCCAAGTCTGTTCTTGGCGTCGTAGGTTGGATTATCTGAGTTGGTGTACAGAATGCGCGGAGCTACATCGGCAACCTTCCCCTTCTTCATCGGATCAACCGCCTTTCCTCCACCGCGAACTGTAACCTCAAAGTTGCCAAAGAGAATGCAGTCAAGCCACCCTTTCGTAAGGCTCCATGTCTTCTCGTGAAGTTCGGGAGCGTAACGGTCGAAATCTGGACCGGCTGGGTTCTTGAAAGTCTTCACGCGAGAATGGAACAAAAACACAATCGTCATCCCGCGTTCTCTCTGTAATTCATCAAGAGAGTTAAGGAACATACGCCAGTCCGCAAGAGAGACCTCGTAGCCGCGCATGTAACCCATAAACCCACGGTCGGTCCAGTCGCCTGAAAAGTCGCGCTCACACACAAACTCATGCATAAGACGCTCGGCACCGTTGGCTGTATCGAGCACCATTGTTTTGAATGAGTGCTCTTCTTTGCGAAGGAAGGTTACGGCAGCAAGCACGTCAGCCCAAGTAAGTAATTCTGGAAGGTGGGGTATTTCTGGAAGTTGACCTGTTTCAATCAACTTTTGGAGCCCGGTTTCGCCGCGTGTTGTCAAAAATATCGGCGATGGCGAATAGGCGAAGAGTGAAGTTTTTCCAAAACCGATAGGGGCATAGCACCCATAACGATTCGGTGTGTTCACTTTACTCGTCACATCCGTAAGCGAAAATACTCTTGCGGCAATTGATTGTGTGTTTGCGACTGTTCCCAACTGCGGTAGCCGGGGAGCACGCGGTTCTGCAATAGCCATACTTCTCCTTTGTTATGTTGCTTTCTCCTGTTGACGCTTCATTTCCAAGAAAAACTGCTCAGTGGATGAGTGCCAAAGAGATCCAAACCAAAGAGCCTCCCGCTCCTCTTCATCCATCTTTTCAACCCCGAGTTCATATTTCAATTGAAACTTGCGACGACACGTTTGGAAGCATCTGATTCGACTGTTCGTCAAAATCTCCGTACCACGCCCGTCATTCAATACCGGCAGTTCAGGATGAACCCACTCTTTCGTAGTCCATTTCCCACTCTCAAGATCATCGTGTCCGCTGCACAACCCAAGGTAAGTGCATGGCGAATTATAGAGAAAACATGCCCCAGAATTACGTGGCCACCGACCACTGTTTCTCGCCGCAAGAATGTCTAGGGAGTGCCCCCACAATTCAATACCGTACTCTCTGATTTCAGCATCAAGACGTGGAATACGTCTACGCTGAAAATACCACTCAGGACGCTCCTTAGAGCAATCATAAGCGAGACGCGCCGAGTACATCATGTCGGTTTCTCTGCCGTCCTTGCCTAGAGAATCAAGGTCTGAGTCGCCGAGTGCGTATTCGCAATACACTTTGCTTTCAAGAACCGCTTTTGCATCAGCTTTCGACAGTGCTTTCGGGCTGATACCGGGCTTCCGACATACATCCCATAAAGCATAGTCAACTTTCTCGCCGTTGAGCCACGACAGAAGCATATAGTGTGTCGCTTGTCCCTCAACAACGAGTTGTCGCCAATAAGGGCCATTCGGATCGGTGATATCTTGCGAGGCAGTCTTGTGGTCTGGAATGACCTTTTCGCCAGTCTTGATGTCCGTCATGCGAACATCAAGTTTGCCTGCAAGCGTAAACGAACGACTCCTCCGCTGGGTTTCTGGATTATAGAGATCACTCGTAATAACTGTTTCTACAGAATCGATTTTGTATGGAGCTTCGCGCCATCTCGCATCATATCCAATAAGCAAACCAAGACATTTTGCAGCGATCAGACGTTTGCTTGGATCGGCATCTTCAAGGACAGGCGACAGGACTTCACGGCCTGCATTTAATGGAAAATCGTTCACGTTCCCCTCCGGTTGATGATAATATTACGCGCATGGGCTCGAAAAAGAAATCCGAAAAACTATCTAAATCAGATCCTGCGTTTTATGCAACGATTGCGCGGATTGCAGGAGAAAAACTACTTAAAGAACGTGGGACCTCATATTTTAGTAAACTTGCGGCCAAGAGCCACCCGAGATCGGAATATAGAGGCGGCAGACCTAAGAAGACCCCTGACGCTTAGCTTTGTACACCTTCGTTTCCCTGTCCAGAAACTGGACGATATCCATAAGGCACTTTGACTCGAAAATCTTCCCTCCAGTGACGAAGAACGAATACTTTCGCCACGGACCATACCAGCCGATTACTCCCAACTCCGCACCATCTTGAACAGAGACAACTTTCCAGACATCCGTCTTACGACCGGGCAGCTTTTTGCCAAGGATGAAGTCGATGTAGCTCATTCCACTTTTTTCCCGCACTGCTCTTTCGCATTCGGGCAGATCCACAATCCTTCTCGCGCCTGCCGTAACATCTCATCCTCAACTCTGAACTTCTTGGCGTGCTCCAAGCACTCTTTACAGAAGCGCAGTTTCGGAATCTTGGCTGCGATATTACGACACCGCTTCACCATTTCTCGTACCTCTTTGATGCAGGCTTTCGCCTTGGCTTGTATCGTTGAAATGTGAATACTCTCTGCCCTCCGTTCCGTTCTGCACTTCTGGCAAGGTTCACCCGCATCTCGACTTCGAGTTCCCACCATCTTCCCATTAATACCTTATAGCGTCCTTCGCGGATCTTGTGAGAGTTAATTACAAGCCATGTTCGCTCCCGTTTATCCCCTACATTGGTCTGGACGAGATCCCCACGCTTGGGGCCGGGACCGTCCAGTACGTCCATGGTGATCATCCCTTACGTTCTCTGAATGCCTTCTCCATAGATCCGCGAATCCAACTTGCCGGAAGAAATAGTACAGCCAGCGCTAGTACAATTCGGACACGCCATAGGGCAATGGCCGCGCCAATCAATACCCATATCCACCAGTGATAAATCATCGTCATCCTTTACGCTTCAGCCGGTCGATCTCGGCGGCACATAATGCGGCTCCACGTTTGAGGTTCTTGATTGGATCAGGGGACGGCTTCCACCACTCAGCCGACCACGGCCACTGTAGGGGAGTCCCTCCACCGGGATTCGCTCCTGCAAGCTGATCGGTCGCAAACGCTACGTAGCACTCTGCTGCTGCGGCAAGTTCACCTTTGATGTGCTCGTCATCGTGTTCTGGTGAGAAGCCTTCCTCGCGAATCTGCCGGTTACGCTCAAGCGCGATTATGTCAGCCCCACTTGTCGGGTCCTTAATGGGCTGAGTCAACGTGTGTTCCGAAGGTCCTTCTTGCTTCCGCCACACACCCTCACTGAAAACAAGAAAGTATATCTCACCATAAGAACTGAGAGCCCAAATGGCTGCACGAAGATTCTTGGTTTCGTTTTGAACTGCGATTTGCGTAAATCTCATCACCCCTCCGATATTGGTCTATATCCCATCTTCCGATACGTTGACCGCCATCCCTTGAACCGTTCTACGGCCCGGTCGGCAGATTCTTCTTTCTTGTAGACGTGGTACGGCTGATAAATTGCCCAAGTCTTACCACCATCACGAGACTCTTCGATGATCCAGATCGGTCGCTGGCCAGTGACGAACTTGGGCACTTCCCCTCCATGCTCGCAATTATCCGTCAAGCGCAGAGTATGCGCAAGTTCTATTTTATCCAGATTCTGGACAGGCCGGGATTTCCACCCGGTTTTGCCAGCTAGGAGTGAGGATGGTTTGGTTTAAACGGGGATTTACTTCAAGGTGGGAACAGAAACTACGTAGAAGATTCGAAGGGACTGGCGATTGAGGTAATGATGCGCTCAAAAGCGCAGAATGTCAAGATTCTTCTTTTCCTAAAATTTCATCCATCATGGCGTCCATATCGCGACGCCACTCCATTAGTGCTTTGCTATCTGGAGAGGCATCATATTCTGCACGGCTGGCGTTATAGATAGCGCGAAACTTCTTTACGGTTTCAGCAATTCTTTGCTCACGCTGTTCTGGTGTCTCTTTCCGATGTGTCCATCGAAACCATAAAGTACGAGGGAATCGACATATATCAAACCACAACCACCAAAGACGAGATGGATAATTTATGGCCATGGAAGTAATCTACCAGAAGGTGGAGCGGGGGACGGGACTTGAACCCGCTTGTCTCACGACGGCAGCTTGGAAGGCTGCTGATCTACCAGTTGATCATCCCCCGCAACTTTGGTGCTCCTCGCAGAAGTCGAATCCGCATCAACCGCTAATCGGGCGGTGGTCTTGCCATTAGACGAGAGGAGCATGGTTCCCCGACGCGGGCTCGAACCGCGATAGACGGCTTACCATGCCGTTCCTCTGCCAATTGAGGTATCAGGGCACTACTAACCTTGGTGCCGGGTGCAGGAGTCGAACCCGCGTGAGATGCTTGTAAGACATCCGATCTACCGTTGATGTAACCCGGCGATACTATGGAGCAAGCGAACGGACTCGAACCGCTAATTAAGCCTTCGGAGAGCTTTGTGATCTCCAATTTCACCACGCCTGCAAAACTTGGTCAACCCGCCCGGATACGATCCGGGAACTATGCTTTAGGAGAGCATTGTGATCTCCAGTTTCACCACGGGTTGATGGGGCAGCCGGGGTGAGTCGAACACCCTTTGAACGCTTTAGAGGAGCGCCACATAATCCGTTCTGTCACGGCTGCAAACTGGTGCAAGCGGAGGCGCTCGAAGCCCCATCCTGAGATTTAAAAGATCTCTGCTCGTCCTCTTGAGCTACGCTTGCGAAACGCTTCTTTTTGGTACCACAATGCCAATCATCTAGCATTCCCAACTTCTGTGCTTTTCTCAACCCAGGAACCAATAACATCCACGCCTCATAAGGCATGTCGCGACGGAAATAATTACACCTGTAACAAGCTGGAACCACATTCATTTTAATGTGACCCCTCTTGTTATCGATTCTATCGAGGGTCATCATCAATTGGGTTTCGGCACAGTAAGAGCATGGGCGCACGATCAATGCTTCAATGAATTCTCTGTCAAGGTCGTTATCTAGCCCACGTTTCTTATCGCTGCGCTGCGAATCTCGCATGATGTACGTAGCCCTATTATTCCTGTCGGCTCTTCGAAGCGCTGCTCGAACAGCACGATCACTACTTACTTCAGGGCTCCTTTTTCCGCGTGGAAATCGTTTTTTGTATTCAACCTCGCAATCCCTGCACAAGAAGCGCCGATAATAGCGGTTGCCTTGCTTCTTAATCGCAAATTCAACTTCAGGTTCACCTTTACCGCATACTTTACATTTGTGAATTTTGCGAGGTGTCTTATCGTGTTCCCGAACATATTCACAATGCTTTTCCCGATTTGCCTCATACCAACGATGACTATACTCAGTAGTGCATTCTCTACACCAAGGCTGTTTACCGTCTTTTTGGCGACTGTTCGCGTTAAAGTTCTCGTCTTCACGATACTTCTTGCAGCGATTACAGTATCTCATTTACTTTTAAGAATATCACACACACCAATATGGTGGGTCGCCGGGAAGTCGAATCCCGTCAGGATGGGTAAGAGCCATCTATGCTACCGTCAACATCTGCGACCCATGGTAGGGGATGTAGGTGCCGAGCCTACCCGTCGCTCTAGTCCAGAACTTTCAGTGGGTTATAAATCCACTCCGCACAGCCGGTGCTATCCCCCATAAATTCGTTTCACGGCGGGATGGCGTTGCACCACCGTCTCTAGGCTAACGCCGCCGTGAACTTGGTAGCACGTCTGGACTCGAACCAGTTTACGGCATTATGAGAGCCGCTTCCCGCCTTGGGTACGTGCCTTGAATGGCGAGGGTGGCACGATTCGAACGCGCAAGTTCGGAGTTGGAAACCGACAGTTTGGCCAGTTAAGCTTACACCCTCAAAATTTCAAAGATCCAATAAAAAACTCCCGCCTAAGCGAGAGTCATTGTGCCGCGTATGCACTCAGACCCTCATGACACAACTCCCCAGACCCGCTTGGTCCCGGTCATCGATTTGGAAGTTCTTATCTGCACGAAAACCACTTTACTCCTCTTCTATTTTTGACGCAAGCACAATCTTGCAATCTCTTAATTCTTTACATGGTGTACAGATTCCAAGACACCGTGGTCCTGCTGTTTTTCCATCAGCCCGACATAGATGACCCAATGAAAAGCAGACCGCACACCACACCTGATTGGGTGCCTTCTGCACGTTCTTTTTGTGCATGATCAAAGATACCGCAGAACAAAAAGAAAGGGTGCCCGAAAGCACCCTTGTTGTATCCAGATTCTGGACGGTTATGCGCCAACTGTCTCGCCAAGTGCGGCAAACTCCTTAAAGCATCTTGCGTCATCCCATCCATCCCGTTTTCTTCTCAAGAGAAGTTCATACTTAATTTTTGTGCGCCTCGACCATTCGGCGGCGCATAATGTTTCACCACGAAAAGTAAGGAGGACACTATTCCGCTTATTTTGTGCCTGAACTTCAACCGTTGCCCATACGCAATTATCTGGCGCGTAATTTCCGTTTACATCACATCTTTCTATACTGTGAGATACACTTGGTTTTCTTCCCATATCAGCTAAGAAATTTTCAAAAGACTGCCAGCGCTCACAAACAATAATGCCACGTCCTCCGTAATGTTTGTAGTATCTAGATGATGGCTTAGTGCAACGGCTCCTCATCGCAACCCACGCCCTCCACTCTGGAGACGATGGCATACCTATACGCTTGCTTTCGCCATGCCGAACTAATGTTTCTATGGTGCGTTCTGTACGGTAGCAGCCACATGACTGCGTATGTCCGTTGAGTAGATTTGCTTGGCGAACGCAAACACTGATACCGCATTTACAGAGACATTGCCAATACGGTTGCCGACCCCATTTGTTGTTGCGATATAGGGGACCACTAACGGTGGTCAGATATCCAAACGTTTGTTCTGGAGTTACTAGTTCTAGCGAATGCATAGTATCAATTATAAGAGGAAAGTAAAAGGCGCACCACAAATCAGTGCGCCTCTTGTGTTGAATTTAGTTATGCCTGTAACTCGGCAAGTTCCTTCTCTAGAGACTCTCTCTTCTCCTCGCGGGACTTGAGACCTTCCAGCGTACTCTTGATCTCGCGCTTACGTGCCTCGCGACGATCTGCCATCCGAGCATCGATTTCACGGGAAATGGAATTCAAGTTATCCGAAACGTACTCCGGCACCTGAACCTTCTGAGCCTCGAACTCGCCACGAAGCATCTTCCCGAAGGCTGACAGCGCAACTAGCTCTTCGATTTCGGATGCCTCAACATTGAAGTTTTTAAACTCCTGAAGCATGGTTTTCCTCCTTTCCGCCGATCTCTTGCGAGGATCGACAAAGATGTTCGGGCTTCTCTTGCGCCCCTTCGGACTGAAATTCTTCATGTGGCCTGCCATCATGCACCAACCAATTCTTCGCTCTTACTTTTGCGATAGTCTCTCATCGCCTTAGCCCTTGCGTCTTTGCAAACATCGCATCGACAACCGTGATACGAATATGCAGACGATGTTCCGTGTGTGACCATTCCGCGCGGTAATAAGTTCGGCGTGGTCAAGGTGTCTTCCAATGTCCATCCATTCTGTATTCGCACAAGAATAGTAGACTTATGAAGCCCTAGTTTTCTTGCCCATTCGACAACCGGGAGAGTTACATCACCAAACGTCAAATTGATCGTAGAAGACCTATTCTGCGCCTGTTCTCGTTTCGTAGACCACTTACAATTCTCAGGAGAATACCCTTTTGAGCCATCAACACGATCAATCGTGTGTTGAGGAGTAGGCTTCCGCCCCATGTCACTCAGAAACGTTTCATAGGAATGGAGCCATTTATCGCAGACTGTTATACCAACCGCTCCATATCGCAAGTAGCTGGCACTTTGCGGTTTGAGGCATCTTTCTTTCATTGAAATCCAACTCCTATATTCCGAGGTTGGATGTTTGGACTCTCCGTGAACCAACGGAAAACATTCACTATTGCCCGGTTGTTCGCGCCTCAAACAACCACACGATTTGGAATGGCCTCTTCGCAGCATCTTAGGTGTTTCAAATTTCCGATTGCCGCAATCACAAAGACATTCAACCACTCCCTGATTGCGTCCTCCGAGCTTCATCATCTGAAGCTCGGAGATAACAGTCCATTTTCCGAATCGCTCACCCAGCGACACTGTATGCAGTCTTAGTGGATGCATTGGTCCCCTTTATGGACGTGAGTACATCGCTCAAGCTAAGAAGCGGTGTGCTCAATATTTCGTCACATAAAGAATACTGATTAGATCGCAATGTGGCAACTGTATTCGGCAGAGAATAGTAGTCCACCGCACCACGACGCAGATCGAACGTGGTCATCTCGATTCCAGCCTGCTGCATCCGTGCCGACAGGTAGTCCGGGTCTCCCGCCAACTGGTAGAAGTACACCGGGACGTCCTTGTCGATCATCTTCGCGTACTTCTTATATACGTCTGCAAAGTACGGTGCGTGGCCCTCGCCGCCGTCCGAGATGATGGCGATGCCATCGACCTCAGTCTTCTCGACAAGGAGCCGGTTCAAACCGCAGCCAATGGACGTTCCACCACCAGCGCTGATGTGCTGCGTCGCCTTCTTGATCTGATCGAGCGACGAGCCGGTCACTTCCACCGACATCGGAGCCGTATCGAAGAACACCAGCCAGACCTTACCCTTCACGTACTGGGCAAGAGTTGCGGAGACGTGCCGCGAGATCTCGATAGCGTCACGCATGCTACCGCTCTTGTCGGCCAAGACCAGCCAGTTGCCGTCCGGTCCGCCTGCCGCCGCGATCTGCTTCGCCTGTACTGCGCGGAGCTTGTCCTTCAAGCCTTCGTCATCGACAGCATCGATAGCCGCAGTCGTCTTCAGCGTGGTCTGCTTGGACGTGGCCACCTTCTTCAGTCCTTCCTCGAAGGCCGCGCGCAGCGCCGGGTTGGTCTTCATACCCAGCTTCTCTAACATCTTCACGTTGGTCTGCAACTCGGTCGCCGACATGCGCGCCATCAGTGCCAGCACGAGATCGGTGTCCTTTGCCTTGGCACCCAGAGCGCCCATGGCGATCAGAAACGGGATCTTGTATTTCGAGATCGCGCCCGCCGCCTCAACCGGTGCCATGTCCTTCAGGTGAGCAACCACCTCAAAGACACTGCCCTTCGGCAACGGAGCCTTGGTCTTGTCGAAATTGCGACCGTACAGCACGACGTTGGTACGCTCCTTCTCCGGCTTCGCGTGCGCAAGGGCATAAAGCTCTTTCAGTGTGCTACGGTGCTGTACTGCGAGATGGTCCCAGCCGCGATCCTGCTCCTTCTGGTGAAGATATCCCTCCACCAACCGGCGAAGCTGCCGCATCTTACCCGGCAACCGCAGTTCCAGAGCAAACCTGTAGGCACGCGCCAACTCGCGCGGTCCCAAGAGAGCAATATGCGCCAGCGAGTTGTCCGCCAGTTCGGCGTCCTTCTCGTAGGCAAGGCCGATGACCGGCAGCGCTACCTTGCTGTCGCGAACCTGGCCATGAGTGCGATCCCACGCAATCAGGTGCTGGAAGAACTCGCCTTCCTGTAGGACGGCCTTGAGGCCGATGTCGAGGTACTCCTTGAGAGCACCGTGAGATGACTTGGAAAGTTCAGCGACGATACGCTGACGTGTTACGCCCTGCTCTGCCATGGTGTTCATCCTCCCGTGATGAAAAGTTAGGCCGCTTTACTTTTATGCCGTCTTAGGTACTCAATGGCGCACAACAAATTTTCTTCATCGTCCATAAATAACCCTAGAGCGCAATTACAACGCTGGCATAGAAAACCTCTAAATTTTCCGGTTTCGTGATCGTGGTCCCACTGAAATCCTTTTGAAGTTGGACCACATCCACAAATCTCGCATACCTGAACCGACTTCTTTGCCTCGCGCCTTTTCTTAGATTCAGACGTGGCCCAATATGGCGACTCACCATCCTTGGATTTACGAATTCGACTACCGGTACGCTTCTGCCCCTTAAACCTATTTTCGGCAAGAGAACAAGCAAAGCGCATCCCTCGGTTTTTCTTCTTGACGCGCACTAGACCACAATGGGCACATTCACCCATCATTGCGTTTTCGTCCACGTTGATTATTTTGTGAATTCGTTGACCACGCAAGGCGTCTTCCTTTTGTTGACGGGGAACCCCGGTTTTGAGCCGAGATTACCGAGCCGAAGCCCGATTAAGCATGTATCCAACGACAGTGAGCATTTCTGCTAAGTCGTTTGGAACCTCTTAGGTTCCCCGTAACTTTATGGCGTTAAGGCTTGCTGGATGTTTACGCGTGCTGCCGCTGCACCACGAGAAGCTAGGCTTCTCGGCGGGATTCGAACCCGCGTCTCGGTCGCCAAAGGACATGTACCCAACAAAATAAACGCCAATCTAGTGGAGCCGGGTGCTGGAGTTGAACCAGCGTGTTCAGGACTATGCGACCTGTGCATGTATCCACTTGGGTTATACGGTTGCCCGTAAAGGTGCTAGTGGCGTTACCGTTTTGCTAACCCGGCTCATCTTATGGTGGAGGGCCTGCGATTCGAACGCAGTAGAGTTACAACCAAATGTTACTCTTTGCCATGTAGCCAAGAAAAGTGTCCGTCGAAACGGAAAGTCGATCTCGGTTTGTTTTTTAGCCCCCCACAACTTAATGGGTTGAAGTCTCTCAGGTAGCATCCCTTTCGGGAATGCCTGATTTGAAGTCAGGTGCCTAACCATTCGGCTAATTCACCTCACGGTGAATCTTGGATTCGAACCAAGATAACATGTAACCTGAAACGTACAACCCAAACTTATTGCGTCAAGACGTTGAGCGATTCCCTTTCGGGAACGGAATCGGAATTGAACCGACTACCCTCAGATTACAAGTCTGATGCTCTACCAAATGAGCTATCCATGTACGCTCAACAATAGACGCAAACTCAAAAACTCTCAAAGAACTTTCTTGGGCCTGAGCCCAACTTCACAACTCTACATCAGTTTCGCGATGCGCGCAATTAAAATCTGCGCTTTTTTATGGAAGGGCTGACAGGACTTGAACCTGCTACCTCCGAGTTCGTAGCTCGGCGCTCTCTATCCAGATGAGCTACAGCCCCTAAAAGGGATGGTCGGGGTATGAGGATTTAAACCTCAGATGCCGCGTCCCAGGCGCGGAGTGTTTTCGCTACACTATACCCCGATATTTAATTCCAATTTGCTACTACGGCCACAATGCACAAAATCCCAACCAATGCGAGGTAGACGCAGATACTAAATTTTCCAAATGCTTCCAGCGTTTCAATTCTCGAATCACGCATCGCAACCTCGTTTCTCTTCCTTCACAACATAATGCCGCTCAGGACCATTTTCCGCCGCCGAGTTGAGTACGTCCACAAGTTGACCCGGCTCGATAAATGCAACATCCGGACCCATCGGACAAAACGGAAACAGTGCAGCCTTTCGCTTTTCAGACTTGTGATAGCACTCTTCGGTCTGTACGTAAACCTGTGACATGTCGCCTCCTATATGGTGCCAACTAAGCGAATCGAACGCTTTGCTCTCGCTCTTCAGGCGAGCGTAATAACCATACCTACGCAGTTGGCAAAACTATGGTGGAGGTGCGGGGAATCTAACCCCGAACTGAACTTTGCAAGAGTTCTGTGATCACAGTTTCACCACACCCCCGTGTTTTCCCTCCAGAATACATTCCATCTCCCTTAAGAAAATGCTCCAAATCGTGGCAAGTCGGACAAAGAATTTCTAAATTACATGGATCGTTATTTGAACGGTTTCGGTCCTTGTGATGCACTTTCAACATCCCATATACTGATCAAATCCACACCTATTACATTTGTGTGGGTGGTGTCTGAAGGCAATCTCCCGATAAGGTCCTTCCCTAGTTCCATAATGAGAAGGATGAATACTGGGAAAGTTACTTTCAAGCCTCTGTGCCTTGTCTTTGCACTCCCTAGAGCAGAAATACAAACCACTCTTTGAGTTGCCAAATGAAGAAGGTTTTTTCTTAAATTCCTTCTTACAAAGATCGCAAATCACAGATGTCTTTGTACGCCCACCAATTTGAGCACATCCCGCACAGCAGTATTTTCTGCTCCTGTATTTTGGCCCATCGTACTTAGGAGCAAGAAATGGCCACTTGCATGTTAGACAGTTAAACCAATACAACTTCCTTTGCTTACCATCGTAAGCATCACAGACAATGAAATCCTCCATTACCCAGTCCTATCTGGGCGCAAAAGCTAATAGGATGCGGTATCCACCACCTGTAGAATTTCTACGCTACAGAACGTTACCACGCCGAGTTTAGCGTCCTCGACACTTGCCCAAATTGGGGGGAAAGCCGGAACTCGAATCCGGGTAAAACTTGATCCACAATCAAGCGCCTTACCTCTCGGCCACTTTCCCCATGAAACTTTGCGCAACCGGGATACGTTAAGAATGGGCGACATCGCGGCCTACTCATACAGCGTATCCCAGTAACTTGGAGCACTCGCAGAGATTCGAACTCTGTTCTCTCGGATACAAGCCGAGGGCATCTCCGACTATGCTTCGAGTGCAATGGTTAAAATTCAGGATCGCCTTCCTAGTGCAGCACGTACTGAAATCTCGTGTCACCCGTACTGTCATTCCATAAATACGGGGCCCACGCATTGATTTCTGCGCCGAGCATTTTCAAGATAAATCGCGGCGTATGGATACTTGAAGGCAGCGGCTTATGAATCAGTTTCATTCCAGCTTCTTCCGGCGTCATATCGCGCTTCTTCTGATTACACGACCTGCATGCCGAACAGAGGTTGTCCCACGATGACAAACCGCCACGGCTTCGCGGGTAAATGTGCTCAAGTTCGAGCGTCACCTTCGAAGCAGGAGCGCCGCAGTACAGACACTTGAAACCGTCTCTCGTGAAAATATTTCTCCGTGACGGAATCGGTCTTTTGTGCGGTACCTTGGCATAATGGCGCAATCTGATCACGCTCGGCAGGAAGATATGCGGATAGACTTGAATGTTGGTTGACACTTCAGTCGTCGCAATACCTTTCGTGATCAACGTCAACGCCTTTTTTGCGCTGATAATTCTGAGTGCTTCTAGTGAGGCGTTGAGTTGCAGCACTGGTTGTTTCATCAGATTTGCCACTCAACGCCTCCTTTCCCATGCCATACCAAGCCAAGCCATTCCTTGCCACGCCCGACCGAACTGGACCGAACCCGGCCTGACCATACCTAGCCTGATGGATTCATATTACATCCTTCTTGTCCAGAATCTGGAGCCGATGGCGAGGTATTAGCTCGCGTGTTCTCCCTTACGAGGGGAGCGCTATGATCAGCCACATCGGCCTTACGCTTGGCCGACAGCCGCGCATATACTTCGCGCATATCGGCACTCATCAAAAACATCTCGTGCTGCATATCGGCTCCTTTCTTGGAGCGAGCGAGCAGATTTGAACTGCCATAGTCACGTCGGCAACGTGATGCTCTACCATTGAACTACGCCCGCAAACTTGGCTGGGAGTGAGTGAATCGAACACTCGTAGCGAGGACCAAAATCTCGCGTCCTACCATTGAACGAACTCCCATCAAAACTTGGCTGCCCGTCGAGGTTACGATCCCCGGATTGCTGAGTCAGAGTCAGCCGTGATTCCAATTTCACCAACGGGCAACTTACAGCGCTACCACCGTACGTTAAAAGCTCTCACACCGGAGGCACGCACATTGGCCAAGAAGTGAGATTCAGCGTACAGCAGTGGACTTGGCTGTGCAGGTGGGAGTCGGACCCACATCGTCCTGATTAACAGTCAGGTGTAATTCCGTTATACGACCGCACAACATAAACTTTCCCAAAACAAAACCCCCAGCTTTGCTTTCGCTCGGCTGGGGGCTTCTCTCATTTGCTACGTTGTAGCAGTTGAATCTAAGCCGGGCCGCACGAAAGCGTATTACCCTGCGGTTGCGCTGGGGTAAACGTACGTGTCGAATTGGCTCGGTTAAATTTCATGTCGTTTTCTACGTTATGACAAGTTGGCGCAGAATGTCAACTACTTATTTCCATTTTTTGTTTGGATCGGACGTTCTTGTCGGTATCGGGCGGCGCGGAGCAGCAGGCTTGGCTGGAATACCGCCACTATGCGGAATACGGCTTGTCACAGTACCAACGCCAACAGTTTTATCGTCGTCATCAGCGGTCTTCATTCCAACAGATGCGCGCATTGACCGAGTGGTATTTTCACTCATGAAGCTGCGCGATCCTGATGCTTGTGCTCTTCCCATACTCATGGTCGCCGCTGCCATAGTGGCGTAAGTTGCATGTGCGTTGTTCGCATTATAGGAAGCAGATGCACCAACACCTATACCCAGAGACTGCGCGTCATCCCATGTCTCCGGCTGTGTGCCGAGATATGTAAACGTCCAGTTGCCTCTTTTCACGCGCTCGTCAATTGCAGAGTGTAGCGCATCCTTTGACCACTCGCGGCTGGAGTTCTCCTGTCCATCGGTGACGATCACAACAATGGCCTTGTCAAAGGTCAGCGACTTGTTGTCGTCAATAGCCTGCAACGTCTTTCCGACAGCATCATAGAGAGCGGTTGCGTTTCTTGGGCCATGCTTCTTGAGGATCGTTCCATCTACGTTCGCGATCTTATCGCCGATATGCGGGGTTTCGATCACGGTGTCAAATGTGGTCAACGAGAACAAGTACTCAATCTCGTCATCTTTCTTTTCGTCCGCTTGCAGATTCTCGACATAAGTCTTGAATCCGTTAAGCGTCTCATCCCACACCGTTGCCATACTCCCCGACCGATCCTGAATAAATGAAACAAGAACCTTCTTCATCTCCATCTCCTCTTGACATAAATTTTTGTGACCGTGGTTTGGCACTCAAGATCGAGATGGTCAAGCAGCTTTGGTCCGGGCTCGCGTTTGTCGCTGTACACATCGCTTAGATAAGCAGCAGAACAGCCTATTGTCTTTGCATAAGTACGCAGAGAACGAGTCCCCTGCTTCTCCCGGAGTTTCTTGATTACATCCTCTTTGCGCCACATGAGAAGGACTGTAAGCTAATATTGCGAACATGTCAAGAGGTATACTGTTCTCACCTTACGAGGGTACGGCTCTGTCTGCCTGTGCTCACCAACAAAGATGGCCAGTCCAGATTCTGGATTGGCCATCGGCTTTTTAGTTCATTAAGGCTGTATCCAGAAACTTCGTGCTCACCACTTCATGGCCGCATTCAAGACACCGATAGGTGTAGGTCGTCACTTCAACGGGCTCTGTGCAGGGTGGATAGCCGTTCTTGACGTTGTGCTCATTGATCCATTCCGGACAAAGCGCATACTTGGTTTCGGCATCATGCAACAGTAGCCGACCGGGACACGGATAGAGAGCGCATAACCCTTCATCTAGCCGTTTGAATAAATCGTTAGGACCACCAACCACATGTCTCGGAGCGTTCATGTGAAGAGTGTACTCCTAACATTATCTTTACTTGGTCGCCACCCACTCAAACTCACCGCTGTCTTGGATGCGATATATATCGATCACGTCATGCTCTGGCATCATGAACGTGTGCGATGGCGTCACTGGAGACGCATCTGAGGAACAGCCTGTCACAATATTCCGATAAACGTACCGGTAGGTGTATATGCCAGCGCTGGGAACTATAAACGGTGTCGTATACGTTTGGATCTTCGACTTCGGTAGAATCGCTGCCGCTACAGCACCAACCAATGTCGAAAGAAAGTTTCTACGATTCATCTGCATTCCTAAAGTTATGGTACTCCCGACGAGATTTGAACTCGCACCAAGTGGGTTAGGGCCACCTACTCTGCCATTGAGCTACGGGAGTACAAAGCGCAGATTAACAATACCACGAAACTTTGGTGGGCGGCTTCAGATTTAAACTGAATACATAGCCGAACTAACCGCCCTTGGAGCGCGAGCGATGGTCTACCCCTCTGCATCGTCAAGCGACTCGCGCATCTTGGTACCCGCCAGAGGGCTCGAACCTCTGACCTCCGTCAGACTGCAACGGCGCTCTACCAACTGAGCTAGGCGGGTGTGAAACTTCTTTCCAAACTTTGTAATTACGCAGCGGCGCACGCTGCTCTTCTGTGAGCGGTACGGTTGCGACCGCCGTCAAGCAGAGATCGCCATCCGGCTCATTGAACGCAGAAAACTCGATGCGATGCAGATTGAGCTTATCGATGACGCGGAGGAGTGCTTTCTGGGAAGAAACCCCGATCAGAACAATCGAGGGCACAAGATCTTCGACGCTCTGAGAGAGCGTATAGGCCATTTCAAATGTGGCGTGGGATGACTGAATAATCTGCTGAGCTAGCGAGATATCCTGTCGGATAAAGATAAACGAGTGTGTGGGGACCTAATGCATGAATAGTGTTATCTCATAGAAGCGCAGAGATTGCAACATTTATTTTTGATGCGTCCGAGAGGGAGCCCATCCCCACCGACCTCTCCATTAGAATGGAGCGCTCTGACCTACCGAGTTCGGGCGCTGCGCACACACGCACAACAACCCGGCCTGAGCTACGGACGCAATATTTTGGTGCCGCCGACGAGAATCGAACTCGCGATCAACGCTGTGAAAGAGCGTGCTGAGATAACCATCACCCAGAACGACGGCACAAACTTGGTGCGGCAGACCGGAGTTGAACCGGCGAATTCCTGCTTGAGAGGCAGGTGAGAGATAACCGACACCCTCTACTACCGCGTAAACTGTGCCGGTCTTTCCCGGCTGTCACCTGAGTTCTGGTACAGGAGCCTCGCCCTTTTGCTCCGTCTTGGCCAATCAGCTTCAGATCGGTACTGCGCGGAGGGCGCTAGGAACTGTGCCGCGATACGCTCGCGGCTGGCGGCGGGGTGCAACCACCCGGTTAGACCGGGACTTTACGATTCAGCTTATCGCAGAGATCATACGCTGTCTTGCCCGCATCCGGAAGATCCACGGCAAACTGCGCGCCGGGGGCATTGCGTTGTGTATCGATGATGACCCACCACGCGTATCCACCTTCAACCGGCTTCGTGACAATGTAGCGCATATTCCCTCTTACTCACAGGGCGTCAGATCAACATAATAGTTCTTGCCAATCTGAAACCCGCCAATTACTGCTGGGTTGGAAACATAAAACTTCAGTTCCCCACTCGGCGTTGCTTCCATAAAGCGCTGATCTTCTGGAATGGATGGATCGTACTGAGCAGCCAACCGGATGTTCTGCGCGGTGCCAAGAAGCCGGTTTCTATACTGCTGCCCCTTACGCTTCCCGTCGTAACTCTCAGTCCACTCTTGACCGCCGAGCGCTTCGTACTCTTCGGCACTCACATCATTTTTCCAGACCCTCGAAAAAATGGAGTGATTAACGTTTTCGATTCCAACCACACGGAACTTGCAACGAGTACGCATCTAGATTCTCCTTAATCGGCTAGATGCGCTGGTCATCGTGCCAGCCCGTTGAGACAGATCAGTTCGCGTCTCGAAACTTATGGCGATCACGACGGGAATCGAACCCGCGCCGACTTCCTAGACAGGGAAGCATCCTTCCAATTAGACGACGTGACCGATTCCTACATCATCTCTCGTGCCTCATCTGTTGTCAACCTGCTCCATCGTACTACCAATTCTCCATCTTTTACCACAAGATGGCGACAGACATGGCAATTCCAACAGAGTGTTATTTTATTGTCTCCATTATTGGAGTTACGATCTCCATTACGATGATGAACCACAAGAAGATAATAGCGAGATTCGCCGCATTCCTCACATTTATCTCCTATTGAATTACGGTAGCAAGATTTTCCATTCGTATATTGCGGATGATTTTCTCCCCATCGCTGCTGTCTTTCAACATTGTCTTGCGCTGCGCATCGTTTTGAACAGAATTGAAGTCCACTCTTGCTATTCTTTAGCCTCGACGGGCTTCTCTTCGCAATCTTCCCACATCTGTGGCAAATAATGGAATGCGATTCTTTTACCATCACACATTTGTGACTGCAATAGGTACGAAAATTTCCTCCGCCTATTCTGAAATCCTTAATGGGGCGTTGGAACATTTTCTCGCATGTGTAGCATCTGAGATTAAGTATCGTAGCCATGGTTTAATATATTCAAGCGTAAACTACGGTTTCGTAAATAATTACAGGGGAGCATTTTACGTTAAGCTACAACCCCGTTTGAATGGTTGCGGAGCGCGGAATCGAACCGCGAAGAAGGAGGTTATGAGCCTCTTCGGAACCCTGTCTCCCCGCCCAAATACTTTAGCATTGTCCAGATTCTGGAGCAAGCTAATTTGCGCTCATCGTATACCCGATACTCCCGAATTTCACTGAATATGCGCCTCCACCCGGAGTCCCGTTGATTACCTGCTGAAGCTGGGTCACGATCTGCGATGGTGCCCATCCTTGTTTCTTGGCCGGAATCTTCTGAAGAGAGGGACTGACCAGTGTCTTGGTACCGTTTACCGTGACCGCCAAGACAGAGCTTGTTAACCCAACGAAGTCCAACGCATAATCGATCTGCACCGGTACCCACATGTTCGGAGTTGGGATGGTTCCGATCTTGATGCCGGTATCGGTCCAAGATCCGGCTGCATTGTCGATCTGAAACATCCAGCCCTCGTTAAGATTCCACTGTGCTGAGAGGTCGTAGGTGTTTCCAGCAGCGTCTGTGATCTTCGAGTCTGTCTCGATTACCT